GTTCCAGACTCAGTTATCGCCATGTAGTTGTTCGCTACGTCTTGAGTGGGGCCGAGCGCTGCCTGACTGTTGCGATGTACTGTCGAGAGGGTGAAGGGATAGTTTGCTGACCGAGTCCAGCCAACGTAATACAGATCGCCCCTGGTCAATGTAATGTCGTCGGAGAATGTTGTTTGACGAATCTCTCCAGTTGAAACTTGCATCGCCATGGTTGCCGAACCGATCAGGGTCGTCGGCAGTCCGTCGCTCGAGTTATAGATGCCACAGAGGAAGTTTACCGCCGAGGCAGCCGCTGATGACAAGTTGATGCTCAGGCCGGCTACAGTGCCCGAGTTAGGGGAGACAAAAGGGACGTACACTGGAGTGTCGTAATTGATTACGTCAGTGTCACCAGGCTCTCCCGATCCCCAGGGGCCGCACTTAGTGATCGAGAAGTATTTCGAGGAGGCTGCAGACAGCACCCCGACCTGCTCCATTCCACCCCCGCCAGCTGTGAGAAGGCCGTTCCATTCACCTGCAGTAACCAATCGCGCCAGGTTAACCAGGACAAGCCTCCTCATCTCGTCCTCGTTCATCTCTTCTACAGCTATGGGATTGCCAGTAGATTGGATGTTAGCGAATGTTACAGAGTCTAGATCGAGGTTCTGAAGGTTGGTATAGACCCTGGGCGACTTCTTGTTAGCGTCAGGTAGTGGCATATCTAACTCCCCAGAAGTCCGTTCCATTCAGATTTGACGCTGAGCCTGGCAAGTTGCACCAAAATTAATCGACGCAGTTCGTCCTCGTTAAGCATCTCGATACTAATTGGGTTACCAGTGTTGATTATGTCGTCATCATCGGCAGCTAGAGTCTGCAGGTCGATGTTCTTTAGCAGCTTATACACGCGCGGGGATTCTGCCGGAGCGTCTGGGAGTGGCATTATCTCAACCCCACCATCATCATGAAGAAACCCCAGAAATTATCGGGTATGATGCTCGACAATCCCGGTGCTGGCGACGTTGGCAGTCCACCTGGAGCAGTTCCCTGGGCTGGAGGGCCGGGGGTGACCTGCTTGACTTGCATCCTCATGGTGGGCTCGTTGATGTCATCGTCATATCCCTGGGTGATTAGCGGCATCCCATCACTTCAGTTGACGAGCTCTGGATTTGCAGATACGCTCGATGGCGTCGAGATCCTTCGTCGAGATGAAATCCCTGAGGTAGAGTTTCTTGGACTTCGAGAGGATCTCTGCGAGTCTGCGGCGTCCAGCGGCTTTGGTCATCTTCGCCATTCGTCCCACCTCAAGCGTTGGTTAGGAACTGCGCTTTGTAATTCAGAGCGATGCCGACACTGGCCGGTGAGAAGCTTGGTTGCTGCACGATGGGGCTACCAGCCGAGCACGAACCGATCACGTTACCCAGTGCGTCGACCACGAAGAAGCCCTGCGTCTCAATCTTCGCGGCGTCGACAGATGTCCCGAACCACTTGACGATCCTGTCGCCCTGGAGCGTATCGCCGATGCTGTTGCCAGTCTGGAGATCGACTAGCTCGTTCGTCGCGCCGCCGGTGGGGGTGACGTGGAAGATCCTTGAAACTCCTCGCGCAGTATAGACAGCCATTGCGGCCTCTCGATCTGCGGCGGTGTTGTTCATCACTTTCACGATGTCTCCAGCCTTGAGGGTGTAAGGCTGACAGAGTCCAGGCGATCCACTAGAGACTGCGCCCTTCACTGACCAGGGAATGATTGCAGCCACGAGACCCTGGGAGAGTATGTAGCAGTACCCGACACCGTTGTCGCAGCTAACCAGACCAGAGATGACAGTCTTGCCAGGAGCGAAGTCGCCCACATTCTGAGCAGCCACTGTGTAAGCGGTGTCAGTTGTCAACGAGGTTTCCGTTCCCTCAGCAGTATCTAGCTTCAAGGGGATGTTTGTTCCATCGGAACAGACGAGATTACCAGTAACTGTGTTTGTTGCCATAGGATCACAGCCTCACTCCGATGCCCAGGGGCTTCATCAGGTTGCGATTTACGTTGGAGATGGGCTTGCGTAGCAATCTCTTGGCGAACTTGAAGGTAATGCCGATCCCTATTGCCTGCACTGCCATTGCCTGGTAATTCGACATGAAGTTGCTCTGCATCTGATCGAAGGCAAGACCAGGGGATTGTATCATGTCACCTAGGGATAGAGCTGCACCGCCGCTCACTGTCATCTCAGTGCCCGTGCCTGTAGACGTGAGGTCGGCTTGACCGGTCACCAATCCTACTGGACTGTTGCCGAAAACTCCGCCAGTAATGACGCTGGCGTAAGCGTAGCTCTCAGCGAGATTGATGAGGCTCATTGTCTTGGGCGATCTTCGGCGTCGTGCTTTCTTTCTGCGGGCCATTATGCAAGGTGTGAAAAAACTCGCTTATAATTTATCACTCGAAGTCTTTCATGGTGGTGAACTGACCATCAGGAGCTCTCTGCGTGATTGTGGCGTCGATGGTGTTCATCTTTTGAGCAGCGATCGCTTGAATCATCTGGGCGATAGCACCCTGCACTGGATTAGGAGGCTCGAACTCCCCTAGTCCGCCTTCCATCAGCTTGTCGACGAGGCTCTTGATAGCCAGGGCGAGCTTCTCATCGATATCCATGAGGCTCTGATCTAGATGAATTCGAATCCAGAGAGACAAATACACGATCGCAAGCAGGTTCAGGACGCCTAAAGACGCCAAAATCAGGGTTTCAGTGGCTACCATGTCCCTATACCGTGCGTCTACCGTCCATAAATCTACTCTATCCCCCTTTTTCAGCCCCCCGCAGCGCCCACCCATACCCTTTCGCCGTTAATAGTATATGCTACCCATACCTTTGGAGCATTATTGTTATTAACTCCCGCTCCGAGGAGCCATCATGCCCGTGGTCTCAATCAACCTATCACCAACCGCCTACGCGATCTACATGCAGTGGCCAATCAAGTCCATCAACGACGTTGGCCGCTCCTACGAGGTCTCTCACTGCGTTGTACGCTACCATCAACTTCTCGACGAGGTCAAGGATCTCAGGAAAGAGATCCTGATGCTCGAGGTCGACAAGCTGCAGATGGACAAGATGATCCAGGAGGCGAAGGAATGAGGAAGGGACTCTACCAGTGCCCTGGCTGCCAGCAGTGGTGGGTCTGGCAGTGCAGGGATGACACCGTGCACCTGCAGAGGAAGTGTAGGAAGTGCGGCCACAAGGTGCGTGCGATGGTCAAGCGAATGCACTGGGGCCGAGGAAGGCCTCGAGGGTGGCCTCTGCTGCACCGACCCTCTCACATGCCTGTAGACGCGCTCATTGCAGAGTGCCGCACCAGGAACAGGAAGATCCGTCAGCAGAGGCGAAATTGATGGTTTCTGGAAATCATACACCTAGGTACAATTTATCCGACCCACTGCGAGGCTGCGTCCTGGGGCAACTCACTACTGGAAAGCGGAAATATGAGTGCAGCCGCTGTCATCGATCTCTAGCGCGTACAAACGAGGTTAGAGCTACGAAGTGTGCACGTTGTTGCAGAGAGCTGCGGGAGCTTCGAGATGGCGAGTAAAGACTGGTACGACGACATCCCCCTCGAGGCGGACTGCTGGTACGGTTGGGATCTGTTCCTCGAGGATGCCGATGTGGACAGGCTCCTCAGGTTCATCGACTGGGGAGAGATTATGGGCAATCTCAATCCGGACTTGGTGATGGGCGCGGTTGAGGTCGATGAGGACATTTGTCTAAACTGCGGAGAAATAGTGCGAATGTGCGCAATTCTCGATCCCCATTGTGTGGCTTTTGCCTCTCCACCCTAGGGGAGAAGGCCCATTTCTCGATTCTTTAGAATCCGCCGCCGCCGCCGCCGTCAGAGTCCTGATTACCGCCGAGATTCCGAAAGATGGACTCAGTAGGGCCACCCAGGAGAGAGAATAGGATCTGTTCCCAGACATTACGAACTCCACCAGTCACCGACGTAGCTCTTTCTTCATACTCCTCCTGGTACTCGGGTGTGGATCGATACGCGAGCCAGGCGTCCTTGAGGTCACCAATGCTATCGATTGACCCTGCCAGGATCCCAGTGTCTTTTCCAGTGAGGTATTCATAGATGATTATCATCGTGACAACGAAGCTAACGTCGCTGAGCCCAGCGACTATCGGGGTGAGCACCGAGCCGATTCCCTGGCCGAAGTTGCGCACCATGTAGGCCGTGTTGAAATCCTCGAGGAGTTGGCGCTCCTTGTCCTGCATCCGAATGACGTATTCAATCGTCTCTTTCGGTTTGTTCTTCGACATCACAGCACCCCGACGATTGAATCCCAGAGGCTCTGGCCGAGGCCCATGCCCAGAATCCAACCGAGGAGGAATGCCATTCCGTTCTTCTGGAAGATGTCTCTGGCCTTCTCGCTGAGGTCGCTCATTCTGGGGCCTCCGGCCAGTTGTCTGCAGCATCGTTTGCCTCAGCGTGATCCTGGGGGAGATCGCGTAGAGCCTGGCGGTAGTCCTTCCAAGCTTGCGACATGGTGCGATCCTTGACGGCTCGCCAGTCCGTCTTCGAGAGTTCGTGGTCTCGAGCACGGCGCACTTGCTCCCAGGAAACATCGAACGTCTCCACGCTCAGAACTTCAGTGCCTCGATAGGTGGTGCGTGTTCTGTGCATGTTCACCAGTCCAAGTTAATCATGGGGCGTTCCTCATCGACTGCAGTGAGGTTAGCAGGAGTCACGGTTGCAGGGAGAGCTTGATCGGTTCCAGACTCAGTTATCGCCATGTAGTTGTTCGCTACATCTTGAGTAGGGCCGAGCGCGGCCTGACTGTTGCGATGTACTGTCGAGAGGGTGAAGGGATAGTTTGCTGACCGAGTCCAGCCGACGTAATACAAATCACCCCTGGTCAATGTAATGTCGTCGGAGAATGTTGTTTGACGAATCTCTCCAGTTGAAACTTGCATGGCCATCGTTGCCGAACCGATCAGGGTCGTCGGCAGTCCGTCGCTCGAGTTATAGATTCCACAGAGGAAGTTTACCGCCGAGGCGGCTGCTGATGACAAGTTGATGCTCAGGCCAGCTACAGTGCCTGAGTTAGGGGAGACAAAAGGTACGTACACCGGAGTATCGTAATTTATTACGTCAGTATCACCCGGCTCTCCCGATCCCCACGGGCCGCACTTAGTGATCGAGAAGAACTTGGAGGACGCTGCTGAGAGAACACCTACCTGCTCCATGCCACCTCCTCCAGCTGTCAGAAGCCCCGACCACTCTCCAGCGCAAACCAATCGTGCCAGGTTAACCAGGACAAGACGTCTCATCTCGTCCTCATTCATCTCCTCGACGGCTATGGGATTGCCAGTAGACTGGACATTTGCGAACGTCACCCCATCCAGATCGAGGTTCTGAAGGTTAGTATAGACTCGAGGAGACTTCTTGCTGGCGTCTGGTAGTGGCATAAGTTCACCCTAGAAGTCCATTCCACTCTTGCTTAACGCTCAGTCTAGCTAGTTGCACCAGTACCAGGCGTCGCAGTTCGTCCTCGTTGAGCATCTCAATGCTGATTGGGTCGCCCACCAGAGTGAGATCATCGTTAGTTACATTCTCCAAAGTGGTGTTCTTGAAGAGCTTGTACACGCGCGGGGATTCCCCTGGGGCATCTGGAAGTGGCATTCTATCACTTCAGTTGCTTCGCCCTGGACTTGCAGATACGCTCGATGGACTCGAGATCCTTGGTTGAGATGAATCCTCGAAGGAAGAGCTTCTTTGCTTTGCTGTGGATCTCGCCGAGTCGTCGGCGTCCTGCGGCCTTCGTGAGTCTTGCCATCTCCATCACCTCAGGCGTTGGTTAGGAACTGTGCCTTGTAGTTCAGCGCGATGCTCACACTGGCCGGGGAGAAACTTGGTTGCTGGACTATGGGGCTACCAGAGGAGCACGAACCGATGACGTTGCCCAGGGCGTCGACTACGAAGAAGCCCTGCGTCTCGATCTTCGCTGCGTCGACTGATGTTCCGAGCCACTTCACTATGCGATCTCCCTGGAGAGTGTCTCCGATGCTGTTACCAGTCTGGAGATCGACTAACTCGTTGGTGGCGCCACCGGTGGGAGTGACGTGGAAGATCCTGGAAACTCCTCGAGCAGTGTAGACAGCCATTGCGGCCTCTCGATCTGCAGCGGTGTTATTCATTACCTTGACGATGTCACCGGCCTTGAGGGTGTAAGGTTGGCAGAGTGCTGGTGATCCGTCGGTGACAGCACCTTTGACAGACCAGGGAACAATTGCAGCCACCAGACCCTGCGAGAGAATGTAGCAGTACCCGACTCCGTTGTCGCAGCTGACCAGTCCAGAGACCACTGTCTTCCCAGGAGCGAAGTCGCCTACGTTCTGTGCCGCTACCGTGTACGCGGTATCCGTAGTCAGGGAAGTCTCAGTTCCCTCAGCAGTGTCGAGCTTCAGGGGAATGTTGGTCCCGTCAGAGCAAACGAGGTTTCCTGTGACTGTGTTTGTTGCCATAGGATCACAGCCTCACGCCTAGCCCGAGGGGCTTGATGAATTT